CTCCAAAGGCAGGCTATTTGGCCTTTAATAAGATGGTGTTGATGCTCATCATCCTCTTCGCTGCCATAATCAAGCAGCTGGTGGACTTGGGCTTCTTCACAATCTAATATGGACGGAACAGGGGGCGATTACATCAACCCCTCGTTCCACTGCAGAGCAACTTGGTTATGCAAATAACTGAGGAGTAACATGGAGCGATCCTCTGTGTTATTTGCTCTGCTGTCCAGGCCTAGAAACCTTCTTTGAAAAGAGCAGTCTCTAACGAGGAGTTTTACCAACCCAAATGGAGAAACCTATGGCACGTCAGAAACTCAGTTTTTGCTTAAGCAATTTCCAACGCCAGTGCCTGGAAGAGCGGGTGATCGAGCACCTGATGTTCGTCTTCAAGAAAAGTCGACGGACAAAAGGGCAGATTTATACCGCAGTCTCGCAGATGTCTGATGTTGATTTGCTGATGGCAGCGCTGAGCCTACCGACGGACCGGGTTACCTCCAAAAAGGTTAATTGATAAGGGCGTTAGCCCTCGTCAAACTCCCCGTTGGTTCGGCTTAACCGAACTACCCAGCTAATCGTTTCCCAATAGGAGCGCCATCATGGAGTGTAACAGAGATAAGTCGTGTTATGGAGTAAGTGGACTAGTTCGGGGGAAACCCCGTTGTAGCCCGCTCTTTCCACTTCGCGACTGTCACTGCGAAACTGTCAAGGTGGCGTGTCTTTATGGGATGCTATTCGCTGGTGCCAGCATCGCTGGCCTAGTCTTGCTCGTCGTGGAGTTGATCCCATGACGGCATTGTTTACTAAAACAATGTTTGCAGGAACTGCGGCTAGTGGAAACCAAGAGTGCATGACCCTGCTGGGTCGTTCTGGCGAAGACAAGCTCCTCTATGTATCCGGTGAGTATGGGCGCTACGTTTTGACCGAGAATCGTACGGTGGTGTGGAGCTCCCCGCTCTTGAGGCTTTCAAGCCTTTTGAGCGAGGAATTCTCTATACCTTTCCGTCCGACCCCGGGCAAGCGAAAACGCTTGTACCTCGAGTACATTAAGAGGAAATCTGGTCGAGCCTTTACTTCATGGTTCCGGTGGCCTGGCCGCGTTAATCTCTCGCTTATAAACGGGAGAACTGCGGTACAGATCCCTGCGTATCGTGAAATGCACCCACCTGTCGTGCGAACTGCACGGAGGTGGGCCTCTAGACAAGTACAACTGTCTAGAGCGCGTAGATATCCTGTTCCTAAGAAGAGTACTCTGCGTCCGAGTTCTGAGCTAACGAACCGTCCGTTTTTTAAGACGATCGAAACCTGGAACCCGAACTACAGCTATACTCCGTCTATTATCCCTATCTTGGCCCTTTACAGGACCTGGACTGGGGTGAGGACGCCGAACTTCGGCAAGCTTAGGAAGAAGGCACTGCCGGTTAACCCGCACAGTGTCTTACTGAAGTACGGAAACGTGAATCGCTCTTTCGCCGGTATGTTTAACAAAAACACCGGTTGGAGTTCGATCAACATCCGTCCTTTTACAGATATTTACGCGGATCCAATCGTGCCGGTTCACCTGCCGTCGGCGCGAAACATTGCATTGCAGCGTCTGATAAGATCGAATGACCTGGGTATCGAGGGAAACCTCGCTCAGGACACCGCTCAAATTGGGCAGACCTTTAGACTTATCTCAAATTCTTTGAGTAGGATCACAGGGTCTGTCACTGCCTTGAAGCGTGGAAACATGCTTGGGGCGGTGAACGCTTTAGTGCATGGACGACAACTATCCTCGAAAATTCGTAAGGGGACTCCTTCTGTTAAAGCAGGACTAGCCAACAACTGGCTGGAACTGCAATACGGGTGGAAACCTCTCCTGATGGATATAGAGGGTTCGTTAAAAGCTCTTAGCGCCTATCAAGGCGCGAATGACTTCGTCCAAGAGATCGTCCAACAGCATACAGTGCAAGCGGATCAGACAAACTGGACGTACGCGATTGGTGTTTCCGGCCAAAGTAGCAAGTACTTCCTTTTCCAAGGAAGGACAAAGACTACGTGCCGAATAAGCCTTCGTTTCCGTTTGGCGAGTCCTCTGCGAGCGCTGCTTGCTCAGACAGGCTTTACAAACCCAGTTAACCTCTTCTGGGAAATCTTACCGTTTAGCTTCGTTGTGGACTGGTTCGCCCAAATAGGGCCATACCTAGAGGCTTTTTCAGCCTTCGATGGTCTGGAGTTCCTAGATGGGTGGCAAGTCCAATTTTCGAGAGCAAAGACGGTAGCCAGTCATCATAATGAACAGGTATCTTCGCTCAACGCGTTGAACACCGTTTTCGAGCATAGCGACTACGAAGTAGAGTGGGTGATGTTGGATAGGATTAAGCTTAATAGCTTTCCGATGCCGACGTTTCCGACTCTGCGTAACGGGCTCGCTTCAAATGCAAAGAGAGCGGCGAACGCATTCGCGTTGCTGCAACAGGTATTTGGGCGTTAGAGGTATGATGACGAACTCTTATCGATAACTTGGAGTAAAGATGTCCGCTATTGCGGCAGTTAAGGTTTCGTCGATTATCGACCATGTGCCGGCTCGTTTGACGACCAGTGCTACGGTTGGTGTTGATTCGACCTTGAACCCCGAAGGGATAAACCCACAAGGGGTCGCGTCTTGGGTTGACCGAGTTGGCGGAATCGCCATCGGCTACCCCAAGCTGACCATGTCGGTCCGGCAGCCTACCAAGGCCAGCAGGATTTACAAGGTTACAGTGAAGCTCGTCCTCCCAACGCTTGAGCAGACAAGCCCCAGTACGGCTACCGGTATTCAGCCGGCGCCCACGAAGGCCTATGACTGCGCGTGCGTTATGGAGTTTTTCCTTCCAGAGCGTTCGACGTTGGCTGAACGGCAAAAGTTGTTCAGTAATATCGCTTCGCTCTTCGTTCGGACGATCAACGCGAATGACGGAACTCCCACTGATTCAACTGGGAGCCCGGTCGAAAACGCGGTGACAACGTTCGAGAACGTGTACTAGAAATAGTGCACGTTTAAGGTTTAACTCTAGGAGGTGCCATGTCTTCTAAGAAGTATGGCGGAAAGTTCCATAAAGGAATTTCGAGCCTACGCGTTCCCGAGGGTGTTGAGTCCTCGGCAATCTCTATGTACCTCGAAGCACTAGACTGTCCTCGGGCCCTGACAGTGGCGATTCTCTTCCGAGAGGGAGAGCATCAGCAATTGGCAGAGCTAGAGTTCAGTCCTCTCCACTACGATTCTCTTGTAGCGGTGAGGGACTCCTATGCGGCCACTAAGTTCCTGTCAAAGTTCCAAGGTTTATCTATGGAACGAGATTTGGCGCTGGTGGCGAAAGAGAAATTCAAGAAATTTGAAGATCTCTGCAGGAGTACGAACCGTCGGTTCAGGGACCTTGAGCACGACCCTAAATTTCGGGGCCGCGCTGTCTGGCTGCACAACGCAGTCATTCAGAAAATATCAAGGATCCTGACTGATTTTTCATGCGACGAGGTGTTTGAGATGCCTGACTGGGGTCCTGGTGCGTCGACGTTGATAAAACGTCGGCATGCCAGTCCAGCCAAAAAGTTCCGGTGCGAAACCGGAATCACGCGTGATCTGTACAACCTTCTACCCTGGGAGGCCCTTGAGGAATACTACCCTCTTTGGGCTGACCAACTTGTAAGCGCGGGTTTTCCGAACTTTCAAGTGGGAAACAAGGTGATCACTGTACCGAAAGATGCCACAACCGATCGCGTTATAGCCGTAGAACCTGGGATCAATCTGTGGTTCCAGAAGTCTATAGGCGAAATGATTGGAAAACGGCTCCGTAGGTATGGCGTCGACTTACGCTGGCAGTCTAGGAACCAAGAGTTATCAAGGATCGGAAGTATATCCCGACACCTGACGACTGTGGACCTGAGTTCCGCTAGCGATTCAATTTCGCGTTCTGTC